AGGCAGTTGGTCAATAATGGCAATATTGTCCACTTTGAACATCCCACCACCAGGGGGCACCGGATTCTGTCCGATCTGCCCAGCATAACCGTACTGACCGAGGTCTGTTTCCAAATCGTTCAAGACACTCCAGTTCATTCGGCTAGGATCGAGCAACCCGTCGGTATAGTGTCGGGAAAGTTCTTTCGGATTGACCATTTCGGGGAACGCTCTAATCTCCCCCGGCAAGCAGATATGCTTGACCTTCTTCCCTTTCTTTTTTGCCAGTAGATGTCCTGTGCAATCGTTCTGATGTAACCGCTGTTGAATCAGGATGGTTGGCGTGATGGCCTTATCAATCTTCCTGGTTGAAAGCGTCTGGCTCATCCACCTGTTCGCCGTCTCCAACTCAACGGGGCTGTGAGCACGCTTAGGGTCAAGGGGGTCGTCAACCAGCAGAATATGGCCGTGATACCCTGTAACAGAGCCGCCAACAGATGTTGAGAACCGGCTTCCCCCGAGCGTGGTGGAGCCATCCGGCATCCGCCTGACAAGCCTGAAGTTGGACTTTGTATCCTTGTCCTGCTTTATCTCCAGGTGAGGGAAAAGGGTTCTGAATTTGGTGGAGCGCACCAGGTCTCTGCTGGCCTCTGCGTGCTCCAGGGAAAGCGCCCCGGCATAACTGGCTGCTATGAATCGCATCCACGGCCAATTTATCCAGCACCAGACCGGGAACATAATTGTACAGGTGGTAGATTTAGTTGTTCCCGGTGGGATATTGATTATGAGGTCATATTCTCTAGGCAAACCTGCTGCTACCCTTCTTGCCACCATTTCCAGTTCCGAGCAGAGATATGGGATATGCCAGTTCCAGATTGGCTCGTCCGCGGACACCTCCGACCAGAACTCTTGCATAAATGAGAATAACTGCCTCCTGCATCTTTCCGCGGTGATTATCTCCGGGTGCTGGATAGCATAAAGTGCCCGAGCACGCTTTGGGGGGCGTGCCCGAACCATCGTATTTCTTTCGAGGGTGTTAACCTGGGTGCTCATTGCCCTCCGTTTCTCCGGTGTGCAATTTGCCTATCGTCTTCTGCAACACCTGTAATTCCTCCTCGGTGAAATCCGACAGGTCTTGCTTCGCTAACTCAAGTTTGACGTTGATTGGGTTTCCATCATCGCCGGAGTGCTCAATCTTTGATACGTCACGCCACTGCTCCTTACGTCTGTTCTTGAGCCAGAATATGCAGGCCGTTGTATCGGGAGGATAGTGTTTAGTTGTAGGGACACGAATGACCTCCCCTTGAATAACCTTGATTTCTTCGGCTGGATGGGAGTATCCCATCGCCCTCTGATACAGAGATCTTACCACCTCATAATCGGCTTCTTCCCTGCCCCTTTTTACGGCACTTGAAAACTCCTCATGTTCCACAAGCCACTTATCTATCGAACTGACCGATACATCCAATGCTGCTGCGAGTTGGGGATTGGTAAGGCCAAGAATGCATAACTTATACGCCTTATCCGGCATAGTGGTTGGATCGTATTTTGTTGGTCTTCCTACCTTATTGGTCGGTTCATTAGTATTAATTGTTGTCCCCCTCCTTTTTCTTCGAGCCCATATTACCTATATTATAAACCATACATCAAAAACCACAAAAAATTGGTTGGGCCAATCTGCAAAAAACGGTTGACTTATTTATATTTATAGTTATAATAGAAGTATCGAATAAGAACATTGACAACCTAATCGCACCTCCCGCCCATAGGGGGCCTTGCCATCAAACCAAATTTCCAGGGGTTACCTCAGCCAAGCGGAGGAGATTAGGTCCAAAAGCCGCCCGATATAAGGAGGAAGTCCGCTCCAGGATTTCCCACCAAGGGGCAAGGATTCGAACAAGGAGCATCTGAAGCAGTTTTTCAGATGAGTGGCATTTCCCGAGCATCGGTTAGAAACTGAAACACGCCGGTGGATGGAAATGGGAATCCGGATGTAGCAATCTTTTAGGCCGGAGCCTTTCGAGACTCCGGAAATGAGGTTGCCACAAAAATAGATCATAGGGAGGAAGACAAAATGAAGCCAGAAGTGGGAATGAAAGCAACGCATGTCCTCTGGAGCGATTCTCATGCCTACACCATTATTGAGGTGAATAAAGCAGGAACAAAAGTTACAGTTCAGCGTGATCGAGTAGAAGCAAAGCACAAACCAGAAGATTTGGGATTTGTTCCTGGTGGCTTCGTGGGGCATTGCTCCACACAAGATAAGCAGGAGTGGGAAACATTTCCAGATCCTCAAGGCAGCAAGCGGAAGTTTTCGCTTAGAAAAAATGGGCGATGGTGCGAGGTTGGAGACGCCTGCACAGGACCAGCTTTGAAAATAGGATATGGCATTGAATTTTACGATTACAACTTCTAAGTAGCCGGTCTAAACTGAAGGAGCAAGCCTGAGAAGGTTTGCTCCTTTTATTAGGTTGGCCACTACCTAGGTTGGTTTTTCACACAGCCGAATTGGTGAAAGTGAAAATGGAGAAAATCAGACCTTAAAGAAGTATGTAATATCTGCCGAAAAGTTTGGGGGGAGAATTGGAGAGGTTTTTAAAGAAGAAAAGGAGGAGGGAGAAAAATGAGCATTCCTGAAGGAACAAAATGTTGCGGAAGGGTTTTTGATGGGTGGCATTCTCATCCTTGTGGAAATAAGGCATCCGTTGAAAGGGAAGGAAAGTTCTACTGCAAGGTTCACGACCCGGTAAGGATCGAGGAGAAAGCAAAGATTCGGGATAAGGAAGTGGAAGAACGGCGGATAGAGCGGAATCGTTGGATTGTTCTTGGACATCCAGATTATCGGGTGATGGAGAAGGCATTGGAATTGGCTTGTGAAGACATTTCAGAAGTCATTGGTAGTATTCCAACAAACAAGAAAAAATCTTACATGGATGAAGCAAGAAAGATACTGGCCGAGGAGAAATAAGATGGGCCAGTATTGGTTGCTTGATATTTTGAATTCCATTCTAGAGGAGGAATACAGTGATGGGAAAAATAGTTAGTTATGACCAAGTCCAGGAACTGCGAAATAATCCGGAGGAGTTTGCCCGGTTGTTCTCAGATGTTCTGAACGTGATGGGCAATCAACAATTCATCAAAGATTTCACCGAAGTTATTTGCCATAGGACGCATCGAACACTGCAGCAGGTTGTAATGGGAGTAGCAACCTCATTGATTGCTCAGTGGGCTGAGGATTTCAAAGCCGAAAATTATGACGGCCGAAATGAAGCCACCTGCAAGTTGTGCAATAAGATAATGGAGAGCCACGCAGAAGATATGTGGCTCCCGTTCATTTAGAAAAAAGGGGGGGAGACAATAAAATGGCGGAAACCCTTGTAAAGGTTCTAATGGCCCGAGACAAGATAAGCCGGGAGGAAGCGCAAGACCTGGTTCAGCAGGCCGTTGAAGACCTGAAGGAGCGTCTGGATGAAGGGGATGATTTGGAGTCCTGTTACGATATCTGCGAAGAGTGGTTTGGCCTTGAACCGGACTACCTGGAGGAATTGATTTATCTGGCATCTATGGGATAACTTCCTTTCAGGCCGGGGCTTTCTCCGGAAGGCCCCGGAAGTGAGAAAGTTATCTTATGCCATAAAACCTAGGAGGGGCTGGCTATGACAAAGTTATTCGAATTGAATACCGCGTTTGCAAAAAGGGAGAACATCCCGGTATATTTTGTAGGGGATGTTCTTGTGGAAACGGCCAAAGCCGTTTACGTTTATGGCCACGGCACTACTGAGACGAGGAAGACCGGAAGGTGCGCAATTTGTGGAAGCGCATTGACCCATCCCGTTTCCGTGCTGTTGGGCGTGGGGCCAATTTGTGGTAGCCACTGGTATGATTGGGATTCTGTGGGTGGTTACACGGAGGAAAACATTGAACGTCTCCGGGGGTTGATTGAAGAAATCAAGATAGACCAGTGGATACCAAAAAGTTGCATCAAAGAAACAATCCCAACGGAGGAAGTTGTTGAGGTGCCAAAGGACCACCCAAAACTACTCAGCAGGCAGCCCAGTCAAGAAGTGGCGAAGAAAGCAACCCAAGTGACATTTCAAAACGGGACAGCGGGGATTAAGGTAACTTTCCCTTTCGATTACAAGATGGTCGAAGAGGTCAAAAAACTGTCCGGTCGAAAATGGCACGCAGCAGAAAAATTTTGGACATGTGCTTTGAATCTGGACAATCTTAGCAGAATCAAAGAACTGGGGTTTGATTTGAGCCCAAAATTGGAGGAGTTCCTGAATAAGGCAAACCTGAACATTGATGAAATGGAAGGTATCAATGTTGAGGGGCTGTCAGGGGGAACGCTTATGCCATTCCAGAAACAAGGAGTAGCGTTCCTTGAAGCACGGAATGGGCGGGCGCTACTTGCTGATGAAATGGGGCTGGGGAAAACCGTTCAGGCCCTTGCCTGGTTGCAATTGCACCCGGAACTCAGACCAGCAGTTATCATCTGCCCAGCAACACTCAAATGGAACTGGGCAAAAGAAGCAAAGAAATGGCTGAACAACCCAACAGTAAATATCCTGTCGGGGGAGGCTGGTCAACCGCTCAATGAAAAGAACGATATCATCATTGTAAATTATGACATCGTTCGCAATAAATGGGTGGGCAAGGGCAAGGGGGCGAAAGAAATTGAGCGGACAGGGTGGGTTGACTACCTGAAGGACATCAATCCGAGCGTGATTGTTCTGGATGAGGCGCATGCTGTAAAGAACAATTCAGCCTTCCAAACAAAAGCAGTGAAAAAACTTTGCCGAGGGGTTCCGCATGTTCTGGCCCTTACAGGCACACCGGCAACGAGCCGCCCCATTGAACTCTACAATGCGCTAACACTTGTGGATAAGACAGTTGTACCGGATTTCTGGAAGTTCGTGCATCGTTACTGTGCCGCGAGGCACAATAATTTTGGATGGGATTTTACGGGGGCAAGCAATACCGAAGAATTACATCAGCGGTTGGTATCGACGATAATGATCCGCCGCCTCAAGGCAGATGTGCTTAAAGACCTGCCTGAAAAAATCTACTCCAGCATCCCAATCGATATCGACAATAAAGCTGAGTATGACAAAGCGGCCAATGATTTTATTGGTTGGCTGAAGGAAGAGAAAGGGAAAGAGGCGGCCGAAAAAGCGGCCCGAGCAGAAACACTTGTAAAGATAGGAGCGCTCAAGCAGTTGGTCGTTGAGGGCAAGATGAAGGCCGCCATGGAATGGATAGCAGAAATGATAGAAGCAAATGGCAAATTGGTTGTATTTGCCGAGCACAAAGCGGTGGTTGATGCATTGATGGCAAAGTTTGAGCAAATGGCCGTCAAAGTGGATGGTTCGGTCACAGGAGAAAAACGGCAAAAGGCCGTTGAGAAATTCCAGGAAGATGATTCCATACGCCTGCTGGTGGGTAATATCAAGGCCGCTGGTGAAGGCATCACACTCACAGCAAGTCACAATGTCGCATTTCTTGAATACCCCTGGACACCAGGGGCAATGGCGCAGGCGGAAGACCGATGCCATAGGATAGGACAGACGCGAGGGGTCAATGTTTACTACCTCGTTGCCCATGACACGATTGAGGAGGAGTTGATTGATATCCTGGATAAGAAGCGTGTGAATCTGGACATGATACTTGATGGCAAAGAAACAGAAGAAGAGAGTTTGCTCAAAACTATAACAGCGAGGATGGTGGAGGGGAAATGATGGTAAGGAAGAAAAGGACACAGGAGCAGGGAATTCTGATGTGGCTGAAAGAGGGGAAGGGTCTGTCGCCCATGGATGCCTTGCGTGCTTTTGGGTGTTTTCGATTGGCCTCCAGGATATGTGATCTCCGCCGTAAGGGGCACAAAATCGAAACAGATCGGAGCAACAAATACGCCATCTATTATTTGAAGGAGGCAGACAATAATGAAAACCGTTTATGTGGATGAGCCGAGTCCATTTAACAAACCGGAAGAGGTGAAAATAATGCCCTTTTCAAAAGGGGAACTATTTATTGTACGTTGGCAGTACCAGCAAGCAGGGGGGTTTGAGCGAGCCCTTGCTGAAGCAATGTCAAAGGCAGATACAAAAAACCTAAATGCCTTTGCATTGGGCTTTCCAGAGGAAACGGAGGCGATGTGGAAATACAAAACCGAGCCCGGATGGTGGCAGAAGGTCAGCACTCGCTACACGAAGTGGATGGGGTGGTATTGCGATGATAGTAAGTGAGGCGACGTATAAGCAATACGAAAAGATGTTGTGGCGCATTGCCTGGTCATACCATCGGACAACTGGGCTGGATGCTGAAGATTTGAGAAGTGAGGCAAACGTGGCATTTTTGCACGCTTGTAAAACGTATGATGAATCAAAAGCGCAATTGTCCACGTGGGTGTGGACATGCGTGACGCAGCATCTGAACGCCTATATCAAATCAACGGGAGGTGTTTTCTGCTCACTTGATGATAATATCCCAGACCCGCGGAATCTGATGGAAGAGCGAGAGGATTTTTCAGCAATCGTTTCTTCCATGAGTGAAGGGGCGCAGCAGGTAGTACAGATTGTATTGGACGCCCCGGGTGAGTTTTTTGAATTGTCCTCCCGGGTTGCCCGGGGCATTTTGTTCCGAAAACTGAGAAAAATGGGGTGGTCATGGGCATCAATCTGGGATGTTTTTCGCGAAATAAAGCGCACCCTAAATGAAGCATGAGGCACAGCATATAATATATTGTAAGGGCAGATGGCACCTGCTCGGGGAGGTTTGCAGGGAGAATCCCATTTGATACTAAAAAACCTGCTGGGTAGAAAGTCGGGGTTACGGGCTCGTCGCCGTTCCGATACCGAGAAATCACCGACGAGAAGGGCCAGGCTGTGCCAGTAAGAAGCCCCTGGCCGTGAATGGGGATGGGCTCTCATTCTGGTGCGTTCTAAAAGGGGATGCGGAATCCTCGAATTGGGGCTTAGCCCGCCCCAATTTTTATTTATTCATTCAAAGAGGGGAACGACAATGAAACCACTAACTAAACAGGAATCGTGGAAATACACAGTCACTAATGCGAGAAGCAGAACAAGAGTAAAACGGGCGGTAAACAAGGCCCGTAGAAAAGCACTGAAAAATGGATATTATCCGCCTTTTTCAGGAATATAATGTTGATTATGTAACCGAGGGAAATAAGCATTGTTCCCCCGGTTTTGTAAATACACACTGCCCTCATTGTTCTGGGAGCAGGGATTATCATTTGGGGTTTGATTTAAGTAGGGGATATTTCAACTGCTGGAGGTGCGGCTGGCATCCGGTTGATATTACCATTGCCAAACTTTTAGGCATTCGCGTTTCTGATGCCCGCATTATTATACGGGAGTATGGTGGGGTTAGTAAATTACATGCCCCGATAAAGAAGGAACCAATTGTAAGACCAAAGGCGCTAAAACTGCCGTCTAATACACAACCATTACAGAAACAACACAAATCATATTTGTTGAAAAGAAAATACGACCCTACTTATCTACAGAATGATTGGCACGTAGTAGGCACGGGGCCAATATCATTGCTTGATGGGCTCAATTATGGTCATAGAATTCTTGCTCCTATTTTCTGGCAAGGGAGGATGGTCAGTTTCCAATGCCGGGACATCACAGGCAAAGCAGAATTGAAATATTTGACTTGCCCGAAGTCGCGAGAGATTACCCATCATAAGCATATTTTGTATGGCGCAGAGGAGCGGTTTGAAAGATGGGATGTCTGCATCTGCACAGAAGGTGTGTTTGATGTTTGGCGAATTGGCAAATATGGGGTCTGTACATTTGGGATAAAGTATACGCCGGAACAGTTGCGGTTACTGGCGCGATTTGAAAGAGTGGTCGTTTGGTTTGACCAGGAAAAACAAGCGCAAGAGCAGGCATCAAAATTGATAAGTGAATTGCGCTTTCGTGGGGTAAAAACAGACCGCATTTTCACTGACACCGACCCAGGGGATACCCCAGCGGAGCAGGTCAAAATTGAAATTTATAAAATGCTGGGAGATATATTATAATAGATAATTGCGGGGGCGCGGTCTTACGCGGAGACTGGAGAGGCCCCGAGTGCCTATCTCACTCGGGGTCGGCCCTTAACCTAGATAGGGGGGCGCGTAGATGGTAATGATTCGGAAAAACAATCCGCAGCAAAAAATATCCACGTCAGAAAATGAAGAGTATAATCCCTTTGGGTTGCCTGATATTGGCATTCCCGCTGAAGTGCTATTCAACCACGAACTATCCGCGACCGAAAAAATCTTATTTGGCTTCATACGAAATCTGGCCCAGACCAAGAAGGGGTGCTGGGCCAGCAATAAGTGGCTGGGGAAACTTGCTTCTGTGGGTGCGCAGACGGTCTCAAACGGCATCGCAAAATTGGCGGAATATGGGTATTTAAATATTGAGTATAAAACGCTCCCTGGGGGGAAGCAGGTCCGTAGGATTCATCTAAATGGTGAGATTGCCACCTTATATCGAGATTTAGTTGATGCTCGGCACGGCGAACTAATGCCGAATTATGGCAGACCCCCTATAAAAAAATTTATAGACCCCCCTATAAAAAAATTTATACCCCCCTATAAAAAAATTTATAATAAATATGATAATAAGAATAAACCAAAAGATATATATCCCCCAGACAAAAAAATTTATAAGGGTATGGCTAAAGAATTATCAGGAATCATCCAAAGCAAGAAGAAGGTCAACCATACCCCACAGCAATTAGTGAAGTGGAATGGGCATATTAAGAAATTGATTGAAGATACTTTACCAGGTTCCATTGATGAGAATATTGCCCGAGTCCAATCCGCTCTTGATTGGTATGCGAAGCATATAGGAGAGCCATACGTGCCTGTTATTGAATCCGGCGCGTCGTTATTTGAGAAGTTCACCAAGTTAGAAGATGCCATTGCCCGTTCTCAGACATCTCCAAAGGCAATGGCGAAAGGCCCATCTATCAAAGACAAATATGCAAAAGTTAAAATAAAAAAGATAGGGGATGATGCAGATGCCAAATAATACAAGATTGAGAAAATGGGAAGATTCGGTCAAGCGCATGGTGGCAAATACCATATTCCCAACACGAATTGCCACTGACCTAGTAGAGCATGATTATTTTTCGAAGTTTATGGTTACCGGCGGATATTTTATTACCGGGGCAGTTGGTTCAGGAAAGACCACACTGGCTTGTCGAATGCTACTTCATGTTGCTGAACAGCGGTATTTGGCAAAGCAGACAATTTTGGATGCGGTCGGATTTTGGTCTGTCCCATCACTCTTACAAGATATCCGCTCATGCTACTGGGAGCATAGCAAGAATCTTGAAGGCCCGCTTCTTTCGGCGTTAATCGAAACCCCTTATATCGTGCTTGATGATTTGGGCGTTGAGAAAACAACCGAATGGGTGCTGCAGACGCTATACCTTATTATCAGCGCCCGGTATGATTCAGCAAAAGTAACAATCATCACCAGTAATTTATCACTTGATGAATTGGCGGAGAAATTAGGGGATAGGATTGCTTCCCGTATTGCGGGCATGTCTGAGATAATTACGTTGACAGAAACAGACCATAGAGTGGGTTGATTATGGCTAGGGAATATGACGTTACCCCGGATGAGTTTCTAGAGCGGAGGATAATAATAGGCCTCATAATTTCAACTGATTATCTTCAAGAAATTGTTCCGCTGTGGAATCCCAGGTATATTGAATCCGTTACAGCCCGGATGATAGCATCCTGGTGCATTGCATATTATCAACAGTATCGAAAGGCTCCCGCGAAGGATATTGAAGGCATCTTTATGGAACAGGCCAAAACTTTATCCCGGGGGCAGATTGAAGACATTGAGCAGATTTTATCCGGGTTGAGTGAGGAGTATGACAGAACTGAAAAGTTCAATTATCAGTATTTGATTGACCAGACGAAACGGCACTTCAAAGAACAGAATCTCCGAGAGCATGCGCAATCAATCCAAAACGCGATTGATTCCGGCAATGTTACCGAAGCCGAAAATCTGGCTTTGTCCTTTGCTCCTCATGCTGTTGAAGATGCTAATATTGTTGACCCTTTCGAATCAGCAGTTGCTGTGCGGAAAGCATTTGAAGATGTGAATCAGCCATTAATACAGTTTCCGAAGGCTTTGGGAGAATTCTGGAATCATGAGTTGGCCAGGGATAGTTTTGTGGCGCTGATGGGGCCGGAGAAAAGAGGTAAAAGTTTTTGGCTGATGGAATTGGCAATGCAAGGCGTGCGGTCAAATTGCAACGTTATTTTCTTCCAGGCCGGTGACATGAGTGAGAATCAACAGCGGAGGCGTTTATACACGTATCTGGCGGGCAGGAGTCATAAACCGCATCTTTGCACAGAGCGATTAGTCCCTGTGGTGGATTGTTGGTATAACCAAATTGACACTTGCGATGAAGCGGAAAGGGAATGCGACCATGGGATATTGATAAACGGCACTGCCCAGCATACAGTCACAAAAGAAATGCTGATGCAGGCAAGAGATAATTTCCCCGAGTATTTGCCTTGTAGAAATTGCTCAAAATTCAAAGGGGCTGTCTGGCTTGAGAAACAGCAGGCAGTCAAGCCATTAACCTGGAAGGAGGCGTATAAGCACGCACAGCGGTGGAAGAAGAAAACAAGCAAGAAGATGAAATTGGCAACATACCCAAACGAAACGCTGTCGATGGTCGAGATTAGAACCCGGTTGGACATTTTGGAAAAGAAGGAGGGGTTTGTTCCTGATGTGATTATCGTTGACTATGCTGACATTATGACACCCGACCCAGATTGTAGCCGTTTGGAGAAAAGGGAGCAGATAAATAAATTGTGGCAAAGGTTCCGCAGATTGAGCCAGGAGCGGCACTGCCTGGTCATTACCGCCACCCAAGCGGCAACTACAGCATACAACAAAGCCAGCATAACAATGGATGATTTTTCGGATTCAAAGACCAAGCATGCACACGTGACAGCAACCTTTTCGTTGAATCAGACCCAAGAGGAAAAACAGTTAGGCATTATGCGGATAGGCAAGTTAGTTGTCAGGGAAGATGAATTTGATGTATCTAAGCAGGTGCATGTTGTTCAGCACCTTCACAGAGATAGGCCGTTTGTGGGAAGCTATTTCTAAAGGGGGAAGGAAAATGATTAAAGTGGTAAAGGAGTTTACATTTGATGCGGCACACTTCCTGCCAAACTATGATGGGCCTTGCTGTAATATGCATGGACATACGTACAAACTTCAGATTGGGCTTGCTGGGGAAGTGGGGGCTGATGGGTTCGTGGTTGATTTTAGTTATTTGAAGAAAATCGTTGATATGTTTATTATCAAGGAAGTTGACCATCAACTCCTGAACGAAATTATAGGGCAAGACTTCCCGGCGGAGAACCCAACAGCAGAAAATATGGTTCTCTGGATTGTCAAGCGGATGGTCCCCTTCACTGGGGAATCAGGGGCCAACTTAGTTCTCGTTCGTCTTTGGGAGACCCCAACATCGTATGCGGAGTGGACAGCATGAAGAACCTTAAATTGAACGATATCTACAACACCATATCCGGGGAGGCAGGCATCTTTCCACAAGGCGCATACTGCACGATAATCCGCCTTCAGGGATGCAACCTACGCTGTGTTTACTGTGACACCCCCCAGGGGTGGGGAAGTCAGGAGCACAGACCAGAAATGAGGGAGGTGCTGGAGGATGCGCTCATAAATGGCAGGGTGGCAAAGAGGGTGATGATTACCGGCGGAGAACCGCTGGTGCAAAGCAGCAGCCTGCTCAATCTTATCAAGGAACTGCGGGCGAAAGACCATGAGGTACAAATTGAGACCAACGGTAGTTTGCCCCTTCCCTGTATTGTTGATAACGTGTGGTGGGAAGGGGTGGGCTGGGTAGTTGATTATAAAATGCCTTGCTCCGGGATGTACGAAAAGATGGGAGGGGTGGCAGAGTTTTCCCGAAGATTAAGGTTGGTCTATCATGAGCCAGGGGAGGTGATAATCAAACTTGTCTTTGATGAAAGTGATATCCCTATCATGGTCAACACAATAAACGAATTGGCCACCTACTATTCAAAGCGCGACGCAAACCCTCGGTATAGGGGCGATTTCATACTCAGCCCAATTGATGCTGATAAAACCTTGTTATCAAAAGCGATTGAGGCGGTAAGAAAGGAGGATGAGTCTCGAAAGACAAAAATATTGGAAAGATGCATATTTTCGCTCCAATTGCATAAGATAGTCAATATGCCCTAAATCAAACCACCCTCAACTCATATAATATTATGTAAGACAAAAAACAAACCAAGGAGGAAAAGACAGATGGCAAAGACAGAAAAGGTTTATAGCAAGAAGGAACTGACCGAGGCATTCAAAGAAATGGCGGATGTAATGGTTCTTGAAGAAGGGGGAAAAGCGGTTCAGCCTTCAGGTGATTTTGAAAAACTGAAGGCCCAGATTGCTGAAGCAGCAGGCATCATCGCTGAAGATGATGAATTCAGTGAGGCAACAGCAGATGTAATTGAATGGGTTCTGGACAATCTTGAGGCTGCGCCGGCGGGCTCCCCCGAAAAACCAGAGAAAGAGGCAGACGCAGAGAAGGCTGGAAAACCAAAGAAAAAGAAGGTGAAAAAAGAAGGCGCCCCCGGCATGGGAGTAATCGCCACAATAGCAAAAACGATTGAAGATGCAGGCAAGGATGGAATTTCGAAAGAGGGCATCTTACAGGCGCTTGTAGAGGCCTTCCCTGAGAGGGATAGCAGCAAAATGAAGAAGACCATCAACGTCCAGGTGCCCGCAAGAATCACAAAAGAGCGTTTTGCGGTGGAAAAAACAGACTCCGGAACATACCGGAAAAAGTAGGCGGCAAAAGATGAGGGCAGTGGTGGCAGTCTCCGGCGGGATGGATTCTGCCACCTTGCTTGGGGTTTTTGCCGAGCAAGGGGCAGAAATTATTTGTTGCTCTTTTAAATACCCTTCGAAACATAACAGGTATGAGTTAGAGGCGGCGGCCAAAATTATCGATTTTTACGCCGCGCATGGGGTAAATGTATCGAGCCTCTTTATCGATGTCTCCCCGATATTTAAGAATGCCCGGTCGTCTTTGATAATTGGTGGGGGAGAAATTCCCAACGGAAATTACCAGGAATCATCGATGAGTAAAACGGTCGTTCCGGGCAGGAATTTAATTTTTGCCTCCATCATGAGTTCCATTGCGGAAAGTAGTGGTGCTGAACTAATTGCTTTGGGGGTGCATGCCGGCGACCATTTTATCTACCCCGATTGCCGGCCTGATTTTATTGAGAGCCTTAGTGATACAATCCGACATTCAACAGAAGGAAAAGTTCAAGTGAGCACCCCCTTCCTTAATTTTGATAAGAGCCAAGTTTTGGCTCACGGGCTGGCGCAAAAAATCGCCGTTCCTTATCATTTGACGCGCACGTGCTATAAAGCACAGGGAACAGCGTGCGGGGTTTGTGGCTCGTGCAATGAGCGGTTAGAGGCCTTTGCAAAAATAAACATGGACGACCCAATTGAATATGAAAAAAAGGAGGCGCCAAAATAATGGTTGATAAAATACAAATAACCTGGGGGGAGATTCTTGAAGCCCTGGAACTAATTGACCATCGCAAAGAAATTATTTACGGCGTCCCCAAAGGGGGCATGATAGCAACAGCTTTCCTGAAAAACGCCAGTGTTACCTATGACCCAAACAAAGCATCATTGATATTAGATGATTTGATTGATTCTGGAGCGACCGAAGCCAAATATAAGGAGCGATTCCCAACCACCCCATTCGTGGCACTAATTAATAAAAGAGACGTTCAATTTGCCGGTAAATGGGTAGTCTTTCCCTGGGAAAAAGACCATCCCTCCGGTGAGGAAAATGTTCAAAGCAATATTATTAGATTATTAGAGTATATTGGGGAAGACACAAAACGAGAGGGGCTAATAGAAACGCCTGAAAGGATAGTTCGTTCATACGAAGAACTGTTTTCGGGGTATTCAACAGACCCTAAAACACTCCTTACTCATTTTGATGCTGAAAATTATGACCAGATTATCGTCCTTAAAAACACCGAAATATATTCAATGTGTGAGCATCACATGCTCCCCTTCGTTGGCAAAGCGCATGTTGCCTATATCCCAAAGGACCGGGTTATTGGTATTTCTAAATTAGCGCGGTTGGTTGATATCTATGCGCGGCGGCTTCAGATTCAGGAGCGAATAGGAGAACAGGTGACAGCGTTTCTTATTAATGAATTGGGGGCAATCGGGGCAGCGTGTATCATAGAAGCCGAGCACCTATGCATGCGGATGCGTGGGGTGGGGAAGCAAAACTCAATCATGGTCACTTCTAGTTTAAAAGGGATATTCCGCGAGGCCTCACCACAGGGGGTATCGGCGCGTGCTGAATTAATGCAATTAATTACACAGGGAACATAAAAATGATGGTGGTCAAGCAAAGCAAGGCGAAAAGGAAGGAGGTGGGCGGGATAAAAATTTATTTTGCCGGCCAAAAAGACAACCTTGCAAATAGGTGGCCGGGGCATCCTTGGAGGAGGGTTCTCTCATTTTATTTTAGGGATGTTTTTATGCGTTCCAAAATGCTGTCGCTGGCTTTAGAACCCTGGGAGGAGGAGAATAAATGAGAGATAAAAAAGTAGATTTGTTTCTTGATTCAGGCGCCTTCTCAGCCTGGTCAAAAGGGGTGCAAATCAACATTCAGGAGTATATTGATTTCATAAAAAAGCATGCCGCCTCGTTGACCGTCTATGCCAATCTAGATGTTATTGGAGACCCGAAAGCGACCTGGAAGAATCAACAAATAATGGAGGATGCCGGCTTATCCCCACTACCAATTTTCCATTACGGGGAGGACATAAAATGGCTCGACCGCTATCTAAGTAAAGGATATGATTACCTCGCTTTGGGGGGCATGGTTCCCGTGTCTACGGCAAAATTATATCCTTGGCTTGACCGGCTCTTTTCGGAAAAATTGACAGACCCCACGGGAATGCCAATTATCAAGGTTCATGGGTTTGGTCTAACTTCATTGCGCTTAATGATGCGCTACCCCTGGTATTCAGTCGATTCAACCAGTTGGGTTATGACTGCTAGAATGGGTTCAATTTATGTACCCCGATATAAAGGGGGGGTTTGGAACTATGGGGAAGATTCCTGGAAAATAGCGGTCTCTTGCCAAAGCCCAGCCATAAAGGAAGCGGGCAAGCATTTTAATACAATGCCGCCTTCCGAACAAGACTTGGTGATTCAATATCTTTCGGAGAAAGGATACGCTTTTGGAAAATCAACATTTAGAAAAGAATCGCAGTCGTATACCTTAAAAGAACAAGAGCGTTGGGGTGAAAAAAAACCCAAAGATAAAACGGCGGCCCGATTGGTTGAAACGATAGAAGAAGAAGGTGTGTGCAATCGCCACCAATTGCGCGACGAGGTTAATATACTATATTTTCTTGCCTTGGAAAAAGCATTGCCTGCATGGCCATGGAGATTTGCCACAAAAAAGAGCGGTGGGTTTCGACTATGAAAATTTATCTTGCTACCTGGTTGGTTGAAGAAGGCCAGAATATTGTTTTGACCAAAAAGGAAGCAAAGCGACGCTTGTTGAGTTATTATCATTGTTTGCAAAGCCCTAGAATAAGTTTGCGCGGTTATATAGAAAGGGCTTGTCGAAAATGAAAATATGGTTCGCGTGCGCTGAACCGCACAATCTTCTTAATGGCCCAGAGACCCCCCATTCTATTTTATTAAGTTTCTACTATGTCGCGCTCTCAAAAATACCATTTCGAAAAGAAACCTGGTCTCTTTTGATAAGTGCTGGGTGGGAGGAGGGAGGACAATAAAAATTTATTTGGCGATGGGCATGACGGTATGTAATGTCATAGGGCGCGAGGAACACCTCGCGAATAAATGGCCGGAACATCCTTGGAGAAGGTTATACTCTTTTTATTATAAAAATCTTTTTGCTCGTTCTGGTGTTTTGGCTCTCACTTTAGAACCGTGGGAGGAGGGAGGACAATAAAAATTTATTTGGCGGCGACCGCCCCAGGAAACGAATCAAACGAAGAAAGGGGGTTTCTCTTTCTGCCCCGCAGACTATTAAGTTATTTCTTAATTCTCACAAAGAAAATGGAAACGCATGAAGTATTCAATAGAATAATTAGGGGGGATTAGTATGAATTCTCAGAAATATGTATTCTTGACTTCGGTTTTTGTGGCTTGTTTGGTTGTGTCCAACATGATAGCCTCAAAACTGGTGATGGTTGGAGCCTTTGTTTTCCCGGCGGCTGTGGTCGCCTACCCGATAACCTTTCTAATCACAGATGTTGTAGGAGAAGTGTATGGGAAACGGGCCGCAACCAAAGTGGTCCACGCCGGGCTCATTGCGTCGGTTTTTATGGTGCTCCTTGTTTGGTTGGGGAAGATGCTTCCGCCCGCTCCTTTCTGGGATGGGCAGGAGGCTTACGAAATGATTCTGTCCGGAACACCCCGGATTGTATTTGCAAGTTTGGTTGCTTATTTTATTTCGCAGACACACGATGTATGGTCGTTCCACTTCTGGAAAAAGAAAACAAATGGGAAACACCTCTGGTGGAGAAATAATGCCTCAACTATAACCTCACAGATAATCGATACCGTGGTTTTCATCGGCCTTGCCTTTGGCGGGGTCTTGCCAGGGTCGGTCTTAATTGGGATGATGTTCAGTCAGTACGCGATAAAAGTGGGTGTTGCTTTAGCAGACACCCCTTTCTGCTATCTATTGGTCCATTGGCTTGAAAAGGAGGCAAGGTAGATTATGTTGAAGGCGGAACTACAGAAAGCACTTGAGCAAGTTAAACCTGGGCTTGCAAACAAAGAACTTATTGAGCAGTCCACTTCGTTTGCCTTCATGGGCGATAAGGTGGTCACCTACAATGATGAAATCAGCATCAGCCATCCCATTGAAGGCATGGAATTAACCGGGGCAGTAAAGGCAGAAGAACTGTACCAATTGATATCAAAACTGCAGCAAGAAGATTTTGAAATGCAGATAAATGAAGGAGAGTTGGTGATTCAAAGCGGTAAGGCGAAAGCCGGCCTAACCCTTGAAAGCAAGATAGTGCTTCCCCTTGCCGACCTTTCCAGCATCGGTGAATGGAAACCGTTGCCGAGTGACATTACAGAAGCAATGAAGTTTGTTCTTCCTGCAGCATCATCAGATATGAGCAAACCCATATTTACCTGCATCCATATTAGGGGGGATGGTATGGTTGAGGCGACTGATAATCTGAGGGTCACTAGATTTAAAACAAAAGGGGCGTGTTCCGATTCGTGTTTAATACCGGCATCAGTTGCCCAGGTATTGGCAAAATACCCCATTATTGAGATTGCTGAAGGAACCGGATGGAACCATTTCAGAACAAGAGAAGGAACTGTATTTTCTTGCCGTATATTTGAGGGGGTTTTCCCAGATGTTGATGCAAGCGGTATCATGGACGTGAAAGGAGAAACGCTGGAATTACCCAAAGGGTTGTCAGATATACTTGATAGGGCTCGCGTGTTTGCCAAAAGAGATTTTGCCCTTGACTCAGAAGTGTTAATTTCAATCCGTGATAAAAAGATTATTGTCAAGGGGCAATCAGAATATGGGTGGTTTGAAGAAGAGGCAAACATTCGATACAACAATGCCCCTATCACATTTTACATTCATCCTGATTTTCTCAAGGAGATGTTGTCTGCGACAACGGCGTGTGTTGTAGGGGAGAGTTCCATAAAATTCACAGGAGAAAATTGGGAGCATGTTATCTGGTTAAAAGGAGGGGAATAAATGAAAAGCGGGTTTTTCACGATAAAAGAAACCCCATCTTCAAAACGCCTACCAACAGGCAAGCCTGCTTCTTGCGCATCTTGTGGGGCGTATCAATTTGTTCTTTCTCCTAAAATGGAACCGTTTGGCAATTTTAAGAAACGAATTCTTAACATCGGGGAAGCCCCAGGGGAAGATGAAGATAAAAAAGGACGGCAGTGGCAAGGCAAAGTAGGACGGAGACTCCAGAAGGAATATGCTCAATTAGGTGTGGATTTGTTTGATGATTGCCTGAACATCAATTCCATAAACTGCCGCCCCGTGGATAAGGCAGGCAATAATCGGACGCCTACGGCTAATGAGATTCAATGCTGTCGACAGAGGGTTTTGTCAGTCATTGCTGAGTATAAGCCCAATGTCATTGTGCTGGTAGGAAGCAAGCCGGTTGAATCAATCATTGGCAATATATGGACAAAGGATTTGGGAGGCATTGGGAAATGGCGTGGCTTTGCAATTCCAGACCGCTCACTCAATGCCTGGCTCTGTCCAGTATGGCATCCGTCATACGTTGAGAGACAGCAGGGATTTGATGAGATTGAAACAATTTGGAGGCATGACCTCGAATGGGCCCTGCGATATGCGGATACCCCACTGCCAGAATTTGAAAATGAAGAAGACCAGATTTCCATTATTGAGGGTGAAAAAGCGGAGCGGGTATTGAATAAATTACTCCGGACCAAATCGCCGTTTGCATTTGATTATGAGACAACAGGGCTGAAATCCCATGCTCCTGGGCATGAGATAATCTGTGCATCCATTTGTTTTTCACATGATAGAGCGTATGCGTTTCCAATTGCATCGGCGTCTGATGCAGTTAAAGAATTATGGAAACAGGTGTTGTCTGACCCAGAAATTCCTAAGATTGCACATAATATGAAATTTGAGCATCAATGGTCGCAGAATATTCTTGATACGGAGGTGCGCGGATGGGAATGGGATACCATGCTTGCCGCTCATATTTTGGACAATCGACGGGGCGTCTGTTCGTTGAAATTCCAGACATATATAAATTTTGGGGTGGTTGGGTATGATGATTTTACCGCCCCGTTCTTAAAAGGAGCAGATGCGAAAAACAGCAACAGTATGAATAAGATACGTGATATATGGCAGGACAGAAACGGCCGGGAAAAGTTGCTTAAATATTGTGGACTAGATTCCCTGTTTACTTATCGCCTAGCAGTGAAGCAGAAGGGGTTGTTGCTATGAATGCCATAACAAAAGAAGCGTATGAATTACTGCATAAAGGAACACTTGCCCTTGCCAATGCAGAGCAGGCAGGTATGCGGATTGATTTGGAATACTGTGAAAGAATGAAGCATCGTTTATCGAAGAAAATAAGCATGCTGGAGAAAGAATTCAAGGCAACAAAATTTTACAAGCACTGGGCGCATGTAGCAAAGAACCCAAATATTGATTCTAATTTTCAATTGGCGCATTTCCTTTACAATGTCAAAAAATTAAAACCTGTTCGTTTGACTGCGAGCGGTAAGGGGGCGGTGGATGAAGAATCTCTTGCACAGTTGAATATCCCCGAGGTTGGTCTGATTGTGCAGATGCGGAAATTGCGAAAAATACGAGACACGTATTTAGATGCTTTCGTCAGAGAACAGGTAAACGGAGTGATTCATCCATTCTACAATTTACACACCGTGCGCACTTTTCGCAGTTCATCAGATCGTCCTAATTTTCAGAATATCCCAAAACGGGATAAAGAGGCTATGGCGCTTTGCCGTAAGGCAATTTATCCCCGTCCAGGACATCAGTTGCTTGAGATAGATTATGCGGGTATTGAGGTCAGAATTAGCCAGTGCTACCACAAAGACCCCACGATGCAGAAATATATTGAAGACCCTCATTCTGACATGCATCTGGATATGGCTGGGCAGATTTTTCTTTTGCCAGATATTGATAAATCAATTCCGGAACATAAAGTGCTCCGTAATGCAGCAAAGAATGGGTTTGTGTTTCCACAGTTTTATGGCGATTACTATGCAAATTGTGCGGAAAATATGGCCTGTAGATGGGGAGGGTTGCCAAAGGGAAGATGGAAACATGGGCAGGGAATTACTATGCCTTCTGGCACATTATCAGACCATTTGTTAGCAAACGGCATCAGTTCTTATGAAGCATTTGAGAATCACGTCAAAGAGGTTGAGAAAGATTTTTGGGGTCGGCGGTTTATGGTCTACCAACAGTGGAAGGAGAAATGGTGGCGCCGATACCAAAAGAATGGTTACATTGATACCTTGACCGGCTTTCGGTGCATTGAGCCCATGAGGAAAAACGAATGCCTTAATACACCCATTCAAGGGGCGGCGTTTCATTGCTTGCTTTGGACCTTCATTGAAATTGACCGCATTGCTAGGGAAGAAAATTGGGATTCCCGCCCTGTGGGCCAGATTCACGATGCTATCGTTTTGGATGTTGCTCCAACGGAATTGGATTATGTATTTGAAACTGTTCGTCGAGTAGCATGTGAGGATATAAGGAAAGCATGGCCCTGGATTATCGTTCCGTTGGATGTTGAAGCAGATATCTGTCCAGTTGATGGCCCATGGAGCGAAAAAGAAACATACCAAAGAAAGGAGGAGGATGGTCTTGAAGGAGAATTTGACGGTGAACGAGTTGATGACCTCGAAGGCTGATTTGGAGATGGAGATAATCAAACACGTTGCCCGGGCAACAAGGTATTTCATAGCAACAACAGGGGTGCCGATAAAGAGCATTAAGATATTATTGCCATCTGAACCGCAGAATCTGGGTATGGATGCAATAGTCACCCTTGATTTGGATGTGCTTGATGCCGTTGCCATGAATACTCCAGCAAGGAGTAATGTGGCGGGGGATGCCCCTGGGCAGCAGTATATCTTTGGAAGTGAACTCTGATGTCTTTGTACCACAAATATCGCCCGGCAGAATTTGATGCCATTATAGGTAATGAGGATATCGTTAATTCTTTGAAAGCCGTATTGCGGAAAGAAGATAAGCCGCATGCTTTCCTTCTTTATGGCCCTACTGGGTGTGGCAAGACCACGTTGGGCAGAATTATTGCCAATGAATTGGGTTGCAAAGGGGCTGATTTCAGGGAAGTGGATTCTGCTGATTTTAGAGGGATAGACACAATACGGGAAATCAGGCGAGTGTCTGGCTACAAAGCAATTGAAGGGGCTTGCCGAGTTTGGTTGTTGGACGAATGCCACAAACTTTCTAACGACGCGCAGAATGCCCTTCTAAAAGCACTTGAAGATACCCCATCGCATGTATATTATATCCTTGCAACAACTGATCCACAGAAACTCATAGCAACGATTAGAGGTCGATGCGCTCAGTTTCAGGTTGCATTGTTGGGTGATTCTGAGATGATGGCATTATTGAGAAGGGTTGTAAAAAGCGAAGGGGAGTCTTTGCAGAAGATAGTGTATGAACAGATTATTTTGGATAGTCAAGGACACCCCAGAAATGCTTTGCAGATTTTGGAACAAGTGCTGGCTGTGGAAGTGGATAAAAGACTGGGTGTTGCTCAACGTTCAGCGGAGCGACAATCGCAAACTATTGAATTGTGCAGAGCATTACTTAACAACTCCGGGTGGAAATTGATTGCTGGCATTTTGAAGGAATTGAAGCAGGAAGACCCAGAAAGCGTTAGAAGGGCCATTCTTGGATATTGCAATAGCGTCCTGTTGGGAGGGGAGAATGAGCGGGCAGCAAAATTGATGGAGATGATGTTGGAGCCAACGTACAATACTGGATGGCCGGGAATAACATTTGCCTGCTACGCTGTTGTCTGCGGGGACTGACCCTAAATGGAACCCCAGCCAATCAATATAATAATAAGAAGGGGGTAGATGAAATGAATTATGAGAGAGATATGGCGATAGATGAAAGTGGGTTGGATGTTGAGTGGCTTGCACAACCTCGCTTGATGATGAAGTATGCACAAATTGCTTCAGAAACGAAGAGAAAAGCAGATTTGAAAAAAGAAGAATTGGAGATTGTAAAAGCACAATTGGATTCTGCGGTACGGGCAAATCCGGAGCAGTATGGCATCGTCAAAGTCACTGAGTCGGCCATTCAATCCGCCATAATTCTGCAAGAGCAGTATCAGACCATAAGCAAAGAATTGATTGATGCAAGGTATGAGCAGGACATGGCCCGTTATGCTGTGCAAGCAGTGGGCGACAGAAAAGATGCGCTTGAGAATTTGGTAAGGTTGCATGGCGCGCAGTATTTTGCAGGCCCTCGAATCCCACGCGACCTTGATAAAGAGTGGGAAGCAAAAATCAAGCAAGATGAAGCGAATGCAAAAGTGCGCATCAATCGAAGGAGGTGAGCATTTGAAAGCATCGATTTTAATAATAGTTTTGCTTCTAGTTTTGCCGTTTCTTGTATATCTTTTCAGCAAGATCCAAATGGTCGCCTGGCTGAAAGCAATAGAAGAAGAGATGCATCTTGTACCGGTAAAAATAAAATCGAAGAAAAAGGAGGAAGTTGTCAATGGCAAAGAAGAAAAGCGTGTTCAGGGGTAAGGTCTCAAGCAATGTTCAGGAGATGAAAACAAGGGCATCGCAGTATGGGTATCTGAATCTGCCCAAAGGGGTAAATGTTTTTTCGCCCCCTACAGAAGGCAGAATATCTGTGGATTTTATGCCATACATTGTTTCAGACCCAAAGCACCCAGATAGGAATGATGAGACAGGGGTAGCACAGGTCGGGGAACTCTGGTACAAACGCCCATATAAGGTTCACAGAAGCGTCGGCCCAAATAATGATTCCTACGTCTGCCCAACATCAATTGGTCAGCCGTGTCCCATTTGTGAATATCGGGCAACCAGAAAAATGGATGGGGCAGATGAAGAGGAACTTCGGGCGCTCAAGCCGTCGAAGAGAAATCTGTATTGTGTTATTCCGCTGAAGGACAAGAAATTGGAAGAGAAGCCCCATATATGGGATATCAGCCAGTTTCTCTTCCAGGATAAATTGAACGATGAACTTGACGAACAGCCTGATTTTGAAGTGTTCCCAGACCTTGAAGAAGGGCACACCCTTCGCATTCGTTTTTCCGAACAGGTCATAGGCAAGAACAAGTTTGGGGAAGTTTCCCGGATTGACTTTGAGGAGAGGGATTCTATATATTCGGAAGATATTCTTTCCGAGATTCCTGACCTGGACAAGGTTCTCACCATTCTGCCATACGCCAAACTGAAGACGGCCTTTCTTGAACTTGATGATGCAGAGGCAGGGGAGGACGATGCTGTTCAAGAAGATGAAGATGATGACGATGTTCCGGTAAGGAGGGCAAAATCTGCAGGCAGTTTACGGGAAGATAAGAAATTCAAGAAAGCAATAGAAGAAGAGGAAGAAGAGGAAGAAGAAGAGGAAGAAGAGGAAGAAGAGGAAGAAGAGGAAGCACCGAAGCCAAGGCGAGCAGTAAAGCGAAAAATTGAAAAGAACTCAGATAAAGAAAATGCGGCTCCCCAACCTACAAAAAAGCAGGCAGGCACTAAAGATAAGTGTCCGTATGGACATACTTTTGGAGAGGATTGCGACAATTTCCCCAAAGATTGTGACATTTGCGATGAATGGGATGCTTGCATGGATGCGAAAGGGGTTTGATGCCGATGGCAAAAACAGTGCTTATTGCCACATGGGTGACTCGAGAAAAAGCAGATGCTTTGTCCCTCTGTGCCGTATATCTGGGCGCATCGAGAGCAGATGTATTGACGCGGCAGATTGATGGAGTTATTAAAGAATGCCCGTCGCCTGATAAGATGATACAGGACATCGCAGAAAAATTATTTTTTGACTGGTTTTATGAACCTTTGACCTTGAAGAAAACGAAAAAGATTTCCTGGGCTGAGTATGTAAGTGAAACACGTAGAAAATTGGCGAAGAGACTTTCCCCAGAACTGATTGATTCGGTTGTGATGGCAATGCATGCCCATGCGAAGGAGGAGGCTTCTGGTGGAAAGAAAGACCAGTAGTATAAGTGACCAGATAAAGGAACGCCTATTGAACGCAAAAGCAAAAGGAGATAAGCCTCCGCATAATGGAGATACTTCACGGATTGTCTCCACTGGCTCAACCCTACTCGACCTCGCTATTTCAGGAGGTCGGGTAAGGGGTGGGGGTGTGCCTGGTGGGATACTCGTTGAAATATTCGGGCCGGCGGGTTGTGGTAAGACTGTTATGCTTTGTGAATTGGCGGGAGCAGTGCAACGGCAAGGCGGTCAAGTCATGTTCAAAGACCCCGAAGCCCGGTTGAATAAGCAGTTTGCTCAGTTATTTGATATGGATGTGAATGAAATTGATTATTCAATGCCCTCCACCGTGCCGGAGGTTTTTGCACCTATACGCAAGTGGCAACCAGAAGGTGAGGGGGTAGTGCACGGCATCTTTGCTGACTCCCTCGCCGCACTATCTACTGAGTGGGAGATGAATGACAAAGACCAGTATGGCATGAGGCGGGCTAAAGAATTCAGTGAAGAATTGAGGAAGACATGTCGCATCATTACGGAAAAAGGATTTCTGCTCGCTTGCTCAAATCAAGTGCGCCAGAATCTTGATGCTGGGCCGTATGGTCAGAAATTCAAATCACCCGGAGGGGAAGCAATTGGATTCTATGCTTCCCTTCGTTTGCGGTGTGGCAATCCCAGAAAATTAAAGAAAACGCGGAAGATAGCCGGTAAAGATGTTGACCGTATTTACGGGGTGGAAACAGAAGTTGAAGTGTATAAATCTTCCGTTTGGGAACCCTATCGAACTGCCCCTGTCTACATTATTTTTGACTATGGGATTGATGACATTCGAGCAAATCTACAGTTTGTAAAGACCAGTAAGGACGAGAAGGTCTACGTTTTGGGTGAAGAAAAATTGGACAAGTCAATTGATAAAGCAATTGCCATTATCGAACAGGATGACCGGGTTGATGAATTGCGCGAGGAGGTTATTGAGTTATGGCAGGAGATAGAGGAGAAATTCAAGACGGAACGAAGAGGAAAAAGAATCGGATAAGCACCAGTTCTGCCAAAGCGAAAGGGCGCGCATTTCAACAGTGGGTTTGTTCCAAAATCAGTGAAGTAACCGGGTTCCCGCATGGCAAGGATTGCCCTATTGAGTCTCGCCCGATGGGGCAATCTGGGGTTGATGTCCGGTTGGAAAAAGCAGTTCTGGATCACTTCCCATTTTCAGTTGAATGCAAACGGCAGGAATCATGGGCAGTCCATTCTTGGATTGAACAGGCAAAACAAAATATTATTCCCGGTACGGATTGGCTCCTTTTTTGTAAAAGTAGCAGAAAAGAGGCTGTGGTAATAATGGATGCCGAAGCATTCTTCAAATTGTTGGAGAAGAAGGAGATGGTTATATGAATAGAGGGGATGGTGCTGTGATGGACTACAACACCATCATCAACGATGACTGCCTCCATGCGATGCAGGGGTTAGAGGATAACACCATTGACTCCATCGTTACAGACCCGCCATATGGACTTTCCTTCATGGGTAAGGATTGGGACCACGGTATTCCGGGCGTTGTCTTTTGGCAGGAAGCGTTACGGATAGCGAAGCCGGGGTGCCACCTGCTTGCCTTCGGTGGCACAAGGACATTCCACCGTCTTGCGGTTGCCATAGAAGATGCAGGTTGGGAGATAAGGGATACCGTGATGTGGGTGTACGGGTCAGGATTCCCGAAGTCGTTGAACATAGGCAAGGCGGTTGATAAGATTACAGGTGCTAAACGTGAGGTAGTGGGAGCAAGAGAAGTCTTTGGGACAGCGCGAAAAGTAAAGGGCAAACAAGGAATAGGAGCAAGTTATACAAGTGCAGGGACTGGGACGGAATTTGAGAAACACACAATCATTATGGACACCAAAGGCACTTCTGCATGGGAAGGTTACGGCACAGCACTCAAGCCCGCATGGGAGCCTGTCATCGTGGCACGTAAGCCCATAGACGGCACGGTTGCGAACAACGTCCTGAAATGGGGCACGGGTGGAATCAACATTGACGCGTGTAGGGTTCCCCTGAATGGTGATAAGCCTTATTCCTATCCTAATGGCAGTGGTGGTAGTCATGGCCCTGTACCTATTAGAATCCATTATGACAATCCGGTTTACGGAAATCCACAAGGCCGTTTCCCCGCCAACCTCATCCACGATGGCAGTGACGAGGTGGTGAGTGGGTTCCCTAACGTTAAGGCTGGCGTTGCGATATGCCATCGTAGCGGCGGCAAGAATTGTCATAGCGATATAAATAAACCACCGATGGCTGACATGGGGTACGGCGACTCTGGTTCCGCATCCCGCTTCTTCTACTGTGCCAAGGCGAGCAAGAGTGAGCGTGGGGAAGGGAACAACCATCCCACAGTGAAGCCCCTTGCCCTCATGCGATACCTTTGTAGGCTTGTGACTCCACCGGACGGCGTTGTTTTAGATCCCTTCTGCGGAAGTGGGTCAACCCTTGTCGGGGCGTTACAGGAAGGGTTCAGGTATCTCGGCATTGAGAAAGACCCCGATTATGTGAACATTGCCTACCACCGCACAAAGGGAGCATTAAAGGAAATGGGCAAGGAAGCGAAGCAAAAAATACAAATTGAAAAAAAAGAAATAAAACAGAAACGCGGTTTCTTCTTTTGAAAGAAGGAGCAGGTTACTCCAATTCGACCTTTCAGATGTCAATAGAAAGGGGTGAAATAAAATGTTTTGGGTTTTGCACGTTATCTGTATTTTGTTTTTCTTCCCTGCTTTGATAATAACTATTCCACTCCATTTGATTTATTTAGCGATTAGGAGGCAGTGAAAATGATAATTAGTGCTGAAGGTAAATTTATTGTTCGGATAAAGGCGAGGGAGTTGGGGATGAAGTGATTGAAAAACTGACATTGAAGAATTTTCAATCGCATAAACACTCAGAATTGGAATTTGCTCCTGGGCTGAATGCCATCATTGGTCAGAGCGATTCAGGGAAATCCGCACTGCTTC